TCCCCAATTAAAGTCGCCTACAAATGCCGCAGTTGTAGATTGTACATTGGGCACTCCGCCCGTAAGATCTACTTCTTTGACAATAATTGCTGGTGACTCTGATGGTACGCCAATTGCCATTTGTGTTTCCTTTTCCAGTAATCTAATTATATGTTTTCATAATACGTGATTTCAATTACTAGTATTTATAATAAATTGATTTTACCACATTGTACCTACGTCTTCGTACCATGGCTTTACATTTTCTATTATGTTGTCATCTTCTACTACATCATCTAAGCCGTCGTCTATGAATCCAAATGGAAGAACATCAGCTTCTATTTCTTGCATTCTTTGCTTAAACATCATATCTTTTAGACTTACATCTGTTATTTCCTCAAATGAATTACCTACTGCAAAATAACCGAACATCACTAGATTCATCATTAAGTCATCGTGGTCCTCTGAGGCTTCATAGGATTGCCCTCTAGCTACAAACGTTGACATTTCTAATATAGTCTGCGTATCTTTTATTATAAGTTTGTCTTCTTCTAGTATATCTTTAATGCCAGAACACCCGATGCGCTTAGTTTTTCTTGTCATCTCCACGCCGATCCTGTCAGCCTTAACAAGAGAATCCATATGCAGATTTTCATATTCTAACTCTTGATAAAGACCATTCGTAACTAAGGTACCCTGATCGTTTGCTTCTACGATAACATATGCCTCGTTATACACGTTAGCAAATTTATAAATAACATTAGGGAAGAGTAATGGAGAGATAGTGTTATTGCGATAAACAGCAACCTGTTCAAACGGGCGAACGCTAATATCGATCAAATTAAAAGTTGAGTAGTCCTGTCCTCTTCCCTTCGACACATCTACCGTCATAATGTACTGATGGCCTTTTTCAGGTTCTTTGTATACTAAGCAATGGCCGTTTTCTACTATACGAATTGGCTCAGATGATCTTTGTCTTAATAAGCACTCTGGGTTAATAAGTGTATCACCTGTTCCGAAAAAGGTATTACCAAATTCTTGATCAAACTGCAACTGAGAAGTGTTTGATATAGTCTGCTTTTTCCAAGCTTCATCTCTTCCAGGTACATCCCACCAATCAACTCTGAAAGGTATATATTCATTTGTACCTTGGGTGGCACCTTCCCACAACTTATGATAGATGTTTCCTAGGCCATTAGCAGTAGATGTAATAATAACTTTAGTATTTTTACCTGATGATACAACAGGGTATGTAGATGTATAAAATTCAGATGCTCTTTCGACAAACGCGAACTCGTCGAGATAGAGTAAGTTTACTGACATACCACGAATAGAAGATCCTGATGTAGCAGCAGCAATAATCCTACTGTTATTTGAAAATTCTATAGATCTTTTATTTAAAGCTCTACATCCGGGTTGCAGGAAGAAGGGTAGATTCTCAAGCATAAGAGTAATACGAGACAACATCTCTCCAGCTGTAGCACCCTTATTAGCTAATATAGCTACTGTTTTTTCTGGGTGGAATACTGCAAACCATAAAAGATAAGCTACGCTTGAAATAGATTTTCCTGATTGGCGGCAAGCTAATACAATATTAAACCTATTAGAATTAAAAGTTTCAAACATTTTTTCTTGATAAGGATATAATTCAAAAGGAACTAAACCTCTATCTAGAGAAATTATTTTACAATAATGCGTAGCAAAATATCCAGGATCTTTTAAGCACCTAGAGTATTCTTTTATTTCTTCTTTGGCAAAATTGTGAGTGACACCGTCTCGCTTGACGTTCATATTGCCTAAATATGTGTCATTCATCCTTCTTATAGTCTGTAATGTCAACTACTTTATCATCCTCATTATCATCTAATAGCATTCGCTGCAAGTCACTGGTAGAACCAATAAACACATTGTTAGTTGTTTGGTTAGCTAATTCCTTAGCTTCATCTGTTTTATCGAAGTCTTTTTTCTTTTTATGAAGGTCCATAAGAGAACCGTTTATATCCGCTATGTTTTTCATCATATTAGACAAAACTTCAAAAGCCCGAGGATGCTCAGTCGCTCTCGCAACTTCCATCATCTCTTCCATAGACTCAGAACCTTTGGCTAGAAGATCATGGTAGATCTGTCTAGAATACTCAAAATCATTATTAACATTATCTGTCATTATCTTTTATCCGGAAATTCCATAGCACAACCACCACAGGTGCACGATTCACAGTCGCAATCATCTACGTTGCACGCATAGCTTTCTTCGTGACAGTCATGACCACAATTAGGACACTTAGCAATTTCTTCAGCCATCTTTTTCTCCTATGTTCACGGATATGTTATAACAGTATTAAATCCAAAATCACTATCTGCCAGACCTATAACTCCGCTAGGATCCGGTGTAGTAGTTAAAGTCTCCATCAGTAGATCGCTATCGCTCAAACCAGCGTTCTGATCGAATACATTTGTAATTGATGTTCGAATAACGCCTCTATTATTGATAGGTCCATAAAAATTGATGTACATTTGGAAGGAAAGAGTGTATGTTATAATCCTTCTCTGCTCTAGCGCACCTTCATAGTCATCTGCAAAGTCTACTCCAACTAAAGATATTGGCACGTCTTCTTTTATGTCAGTGTGTTCATCGAAAGGTTTTACAGTAAGAGTATACTGAGGATTAAAATATGGTAAAATCTGCTCAACTACTTGCAAAGCATCATCTTGCGTTTTTGCAAAAATACTTAATTGAAATCCGATGTTGTACGGAACTGCAGATGTAAAATTATCTCTTAGAGATCCGCCAGTAGATACAGTTTGAAAATTATTATTTTTTGGTAACTGTCTTCCTGCGTCGTAATCTATCGAAGTAATTTCAAAAGCCATTCTCGGCAATTTAATAGCTACATTTGTATCATCGATTAGTGTGGGGTTTTCCCTAATACGATCTAGATATTTACGACTAGGAGCATAAGATAGTGGAACCTTAACCTGGCTATAAGATCTTGTCGATCCTTGTCTAATAACGTATATGTTATTAAATAAAGTACCGAATATGGCCACACTTTTTCTTATTCTCTGGTGATAAAAATAACTAAACATTAATTAAGTGTACCTTTATAAATCTGTTGTAAATGAGTTTCAAACTGTTCTACTTTTTCATATCTATTAGGCCAAAGAATGTAATCTTTTTCTGGGTTCTTTTTAAGGTTATTCAAAAGAGGAATAACAGCGTTATATAAATCGTTCAGCCGTTCTTCAGTTGACGTTGCTTCACTCGCAACTTTTTGAACTGCTTCGAGCTCATCTTCATCTACTGCAGTAAATCCGAAATCAAAAATTTCTGTCATGATGGATCACCAAATGGATTAGATTCTGAGAAATCTAAGAAACCATCTCCAATTGTATCGAAGTCTGAGTTTTGTTCATTGTTAGATATATTATTTTCTTCTGTCACAGCTTCAATCAAAACACTACCATTTATACTGTTAATACTTCTTCCACTTACGAATGTATGCAAATTACCTGGATCATTTGATCCTACACCTACAAGTGAAAGTGATCGAGTAGATTCTTTCCAATACGATACTTCGCCATACATTACAGTTCCGTCTGCCAATGTCTGAGTTACTTCTTCTCCTACCTCAAAATTAACATCGGTATTTGCAGTTCTTACATTGTATGTATAAGAATATTCTCTTTCTATATCGTCAATTTCTTCAACACCAGTGTCCATAATTTCGCCTGAATATTCGAATAGTTCACACCTCAGTTTAAAAACCGGTAGATTGCTCAACTGATAAAACGGCGATTCGTGTTCTACAGCCATCACTTGAAACAATTTTTTAGTTAGTCCTAAATATATGAGGTCTCCTTCAAAGGGCCTTGAGCCCTCAACCTCATTATCATATCTAGCTACAAGCTGTTTCCATCTTCTTCGAGATACCACAAACGTGGCTTGATCTCTAATTTCTACACCAAATTTTGTAAAAAGATCACCTTCTCCGTCAAAGCCCTCAATGTTTTCAATGTACATTTCAATTCTATGAGATGAATTAAACTGAGAAGGTATATCGTCGCTAAGAATCCTATCTTCTTCAAGAATATCTCTGGGTATATAATACACGTCTTGACCGTACATCCTAAGAGATTCTATTACTAGATCCTCATAAAGATTTTGTTCCGATCTTACTTTTTGACTAAAATAAAAATTAGTTGCCATGAGTTATCCTACGAAAAAATCTGCAGGAAGCTCGTGTTCTAATCTAATTCTTTCTCTTAGTTTTTCTATTTCTTGCATAGCGTCTTCATATATCTGTCTACCGTTGATCTGTACTCCGCCAGGCAACTGCATCCCATCAAACTTCATTAAGTTAGTACCCCACTGCCTTTTAACCAGAGCTACAGCATATTCTTTTAGCCAAATATCATTCCATATACTTGAAAATGTATTTTCATCTATATAGGCATATGCCTCTAAAATTATATAATCTCCTTCAAGAAGATCTTTATCTTCAATTTCTCCACGTATATAGAGTCTATACTGTCTACGAACAAAATTTACTTGAGGCGTTCCAGTTAGTTGCATATCTAAAAGCGATAGGTACTGCTGCATCTGCTCATAATATCCAAGATCTCCGATATAAGAATGCAAATCAGCAATGTCATTCAGATGCATCTGGTATTTTATATCAAAGAAATTTCTTGATGAAGTAGTGCTTGACCCTGGACTAAACATTCGAACGACATGAAGAGTATCACTTGGTACAGTAACAAACTTGTTGGTAATATCTTCTGCTGTTAACTGATGTTTGATATAAGTTCTATGGACAGCATCAGAGTGGTACTCTCTCCAATACGCAAGAGCTTCATCTATGCGGTCATCTAGCTGCTGTTCTTCAACATTTATCTCGATTACAGGATCGCCTAAATCTCTTTTTATATAGTCTATAAATTCGTCTCTGCTATTAATTGCCATCGCGACCTCTGAAGCTAAAATTCTTAGTGTTATTTATAATAGTTATAATCTACTAAAGTAATAGTCTTTGTCAAATTCATTTTCTACTTTAGAAATAAGCTTAAATTCCATATCAACTAGATGTTGAAGTATGTTATCCGTATCAGGTTGGTCATTTAAAATTCTAACTACAACTTCTTCGCATTTTTCTAACACCAGTGTTGATCCATTTAGTATTTCTAACTCCTTTTTTCGTGAGTCAATTCTAATACATTTAGGGAATTCGATGAGATGCTGAGGAATAAGTATGTCTAGAGACGCGTCATTGCAATTTTCTAGTAGCAAAGTCTTTTGATCATTAGATGTACTATATAAGTTATCTCCTTCAATATCATATGTAAGTTTTTTAACTTCTAGTGCTTCTTTTTCTTCAGAAGCCATCATAGACCCTACCTTAAAATTGTGCTTGCCAATATGGTCACATATAATACTTGTATCTGCGTATAATTTAAACCTATTCTCTTTTGCCTTCATGCAAAAATATACATCTTCAGATAAAGTTTGTGAGTGATCTAATGCAGAAGAATACACAAAATGCGGATAATCTATATTTTTAAATACCTCACTCTTTATAAGAGCGCACCCTAAACCAAATGCATCAACCTCAATTACACTATTCTGGGGTAGTTCATTTGTTTGGTAGTTTAAATGACGTCCATCTTTCAAGTAATATAATTCACTAGTTTGCTTATCATGGAATCTTTGAATATAAACACCACTTACCGCATCTTTATTGTAGGATAGCATTTTAGTAAGGGCATCTTTAGGCACAATAATATCGCTATCAATGCTAAATAGGTAATCAAACTTTTTAGCCCAGTCCGCAATTAGATTCCTAATTTGATCTATTTGATAGCCATAGAAAAACTCAAAGTGCGTTTCATATCCTTCGGGGACAGACATATTATAGATTGATCTAAATGTGTCGGGCTCAATTCCAGCATTAGTAGGAATTGCTATCAGTATTTTTTTAGTTTCATTCATTGTTGTATTATTCTCTATAAGAGGAATCTTTTCATAAGACCGATTAGCGTTTATATTTTGTTCTTCGGAATTCACTTTATAATCATTCAGCGGGTTTAGATCATTGTAGTAGCAGAATATCTCTTTAACTGCCTTTATTCTTTGCCACTCGACTTTTTCAATTAGCTCATAAAATAACGGATTATCAGCTCCGCTGGTAATGTAATTTCCATCATCATCTTTAAATCGGCTAGTAGGAATATCCCAAAAATATTCTGCTGCGCATGTTCTTAAGTGGGTATAAGGAATTTTCCAATTAAATAGATGGTCTCTATATGTTCTTTCCTTCTTAACTTCTACAGGATAGTCCTGCGCTATTAGCGGAATACCGTCAGCAAGACTCCAGCATGACCCATAAGTAAATCTAAACCCTTGATGATATACCTCGTTATAGTAATTAAAAATACTATTATTACTTACTAGAAAATCATCACCATCCAATAGCATTACAATATCACCACGCTTACAGTGTTTACTAATAACATGAAGCTGATTAGCGATGCATCCCTTTCTAACTACGTTATCTATTATAATCCTTTGGTCATTCTCAAACTTTTTAAGAACATCGGCGCTTCCATCATCAGAAGCATCATTTATCATAATATGCAGATAGTTATCATAATCTTGTTGATCAATAGATTCGCAGTGAGTTTGTAAATATCTTTCAGCGTTTCTAAAAG